AACGAAGTACCGGACCTTCCGGGCTCACCGCTTGGTAATGGCCACTTTTTAGTGGGGTGTTATTTTACAGTTGCGTTCCTTCTGTTTAAAACAAGCAATCGAGCTGATTACTCGCACCCGAGATCAGGCGTGCGTTGAGTAAGCTATGAATAAGGGTTTTGTCGAATCTAAATTAATAATAATGAGGTTGCCTTTCAGTCGGCCTATGTAGACTGAATGTTCTGACTGTGACTCAGCAGTCGATTACGGAGACAATCTGAGTACGCGGGGGCCTCGCAAGCCCCCCCGAAATGACTTGTCAGCCCTATATGGGCTATCTGTGAGTGAGGGTGTGTTGGTTAGCGTGGGACACGCACAAGACTGACAAGAGTTCCGTTTTGATTATATCTTAACCTACGCGGGACGGACGCTTCATGACTAGGGTAGGACCTGAAAACTGGAGTTATCTACGAGCTTGTGGTGTTGACCATCCTACGAACGGTATTCTTCCGTTGTTAGGGGTTACACACTTGTCACTATAAGCCAAATCCTTGATATGCGACCATGGAGGACGCCATGGAACAAATCCGGTTAACCACCGGTATCGCGATTTCTGCTCAGTATGCAGGTATTTTAGACGTTAAAGACGTCGAGGCCAGGATAGACTTACTGAGCACTAGGTCAATTAAGATAATTGACTATATCGAGATGCGTAATCGCAACTATCCATCTCGATCTTGCATGTTTGGCACGCTGAGGGCAGCATTGTCGAGCATGCTTATGGCTGGTAGCGATCACAAAGAGTTTGTGGACGTTATTTCAGCCCAATATACTAAGTTCCACCCTGAGGGCAATTTCCTTCAATCCAATCACACAATAGACATGTCTGAAAGAGCTATTGATGCTATTGGTGCCCTTGGAAATATTAACGTGTCTGTCGATACAGGCATAGGGTCATTCTTTGAGGGATTTAGAGAGAAGTTTATGGATTTCTTTGATTTCTTAAATCCGATGACCGGTACACCATATTCCCTTAGCACAGCGTTAGCTAATGGAGGTAAGTTTATACTTACCGTGTTCGTTGTTGTCTTTACTGGTGAATTTTTTGCGAAGACACAAGATTATTACGATCCAGCTAGGAAGATGGCTCGTATGGTCTGGACCATTTTGCAGAGTTTATATTACGCAAAGGTCTTAAATGGAGTTTGCGGGTTAGCATATGAATCCGCTGCCAGGGATTTTATGGGTCAGTTTTACAACGCCGTTTATGGTGAGTTGCACCATCCTGATAGGGTAGTTCCAATGACCGATTATTTGTTTCATGACGGTAAAAGTAAAATGAATCAGTTTTACACAGAAGCAGGGGATGTTACGAATTCCTTACCCAGATGTGTAGGTGCATTAATATATGTTATTGTTATGGGCCGTAATAAGCTTTCCACAATGTCGTTGGATGATTTTTTAAGTTCAATGCCAGCAGTTAAACGTGTGACTGAATCCACTGAGTGGGTAGTTGGCCAATTGTTTTCTTATTTCACTGATATTTTGTCTTGGTTAGCCACAAAATGTGATATACCAGCTCTTCAAGATTATTTGCACGGTGATGCAATGTTGGCAAATTTTCATAAGAAAGTCATTTCCATGCATCATGAAGAAAAGCGTAGTGGTGGAAACGCTCTTATGTTTGATGATATTGTTGAGGTGGATAGAATGCTTCGTGAGTTGAAGCTCAAATATGACCATCAAAAAGAGTGTATATCAATTAATAATAGCTTACGAGAAGCTAAGACAATAATCGATTCATGGCTCGCCATAATTCGACGGGCGAAGAACAATACTACTGAAGAAGCTGTTCAGGCCATAATAGCTGGTTCACCAGGAATAGGTAAATCATTCCTCATCAATACTGCCATAAAAACGTTTGCTGTCGCTCTTTCTAGTGATCCTGTTGCTGCGGCTAAGAATCCTGAGCAACACATTAATACTTTACCTACTGCTGCAAAGTATCCAGGAGCTGGTTTAAACCCAACCTCTTCAATTTTGAGGCTTGATGAAATTACAGTTGCTAAGCCCACTGAGTTATCCGAAACAGATAAATACCTTTTTGGTATTATGAGTGGAGCTCCTGCTTCCATTGATGGGCCTAATGTAAATGAAAAGGGGATTGAACTCGCTACTGAGATTATAGTTGGAGGTACTAATTTATGTGGAGGCAGTTTTGCCAGATATTTAGAGTTGTATGAAAATCCTGGTGCGGCTAAGAGGAGATTCAAGTTTAGTTATGCTACCGTGAAGCGTGAGTTTGCTACCGAGCAGTCTAAGTTAGATGTCGACAATCATGGTGGTGATGGTAGTTATTACAAATTGGATACGGACAAGTTAGCTGCTGCTACACTCGCTGATCGTAAGAATAGGTTCATTCATTTGGAG